CTTGACTCGACCACAACTCGACCAGAGCTATCGAGTGCTAATCTCTCTGCCCAGTGAGAGATGCGTCTCTCCTGTGCGGTAGCGACTTGACTACTCGAGCACTTCGGATCGCTAGGCTTTCGGTGCCCAGAGGGAGGAGAAAGGGCTCTTTCTTAAACCCCCCTGATTCATCATAGAGAGCAAGTTTAGGTACGTCCACGTCTACCGTTTCCCTTCTGGGCACATGGTTTACGTCTGGAGAGCTCTGGTCGAGTCTGGTCGAGTTTTTCATGGACCTAGGTCGAGTCACGGAACCCCAAGTCGAGTTTCACCTTGTTTCGAGCGGACGCTTTCCTGCATATCTTGTTCTCTGCTTGTATATATCCAGCTCTTAGTGCTACAGCCAAGTTCTTTACAGCATAGCGGGAACTCGGCGTTCTTTCGGTGACGGGGCAAGAGCTTTCCAAGAACTCTTTCTTCGCGCCTGACACAACCGCGAACGTCGTTGCCCTGCTCCGCCCTTCGCCTCTATGCTTACTTGGGCATGGGACGCAAGAAGATGCGCGACGAGCTTCCGCGTGGACCTGACAAGAAGGCAGGCCAAGGTGGACACAACCGTCGCGGTGGCATGCGCACGTTCGCCGAGTCGCCGAAGGCGCAAGAGCAGTTCCTGCGAGCGCTAGCTCGAACCGGACGCATGTGGCAGTCGTACGAGATCGCCTGCGTCTCTCCAGCCGCTGTGCTCGCGTATCGCCAGCTCAACCCGCAGTTCGACCAGGCCGTCAAGGACGCAATGGATCAGTACTGCGAGCTGCTCGAGAAGGAGATTCACAGACGTGGCGTCGACGGTGTCGACGAGCCGGTCTTCTACCTCGGATCGATCTGTGGCTACGTTCGGCGCTACAGCGACAAGCTCTTGATGGAGCACGCCAAGCGCCACATCCCTGCGTACCGCCAGCAAGTCACCCTGACGCAGCACCTCAGCCACAGTGGCTTGGGTATGGACATGGAGTCCCTGTCGCCTGAGAACCAGCAGAAGTTGCAGGCCATCCTGGAGAGCGAGCTTGAGCGACGGAACGAAGCGAGCAAGCAATCGACGGTGGATCTGCCACAAGTGCCGGAGTAGGTTCACGACGGAACCGAAACGAGTGGAGCTCCCGATCGGACGCATCGTCTTCTGCTGCTCGAGCGATTGCGCGATCGACGTCTGGCAGCTCGCGAATCCCAAAGGCAAGGCAGCGCGGTCGCGAAGGAAGTCCGAGTGAGCAACGAAGCACGACTGCTGATCCAACGTGCGCTGGCGAATCCGAGCATGGCGCTCGACCAGCTGAACCGGATCCGCAGCGAGAAGCACCTGCTCGACTTCATCAAGGCCACGTGGTCGGTTCTCGAGCCTTCGCGCAAGTTCACCTCCGGTTGGGCAGTCGAAGCGATCTGCGAGCACCTCGAGGCAGTGTCTAACGGACAGATCACGCGGTTGCTGATCAACGTCCCGCCTGGCTGCACGAAGTCGATGACGACGAACGTGTTCTGGCCTGCATGGGAATGGGGACCGCGCAAGCAACCGCACTTGCGCTACATCTCAGCATCGCACGAAGCTGGTCTCTCGATCCGCGACAACCTGCGCTGCCGTGACCTGATCCGGTCCGAGTGGTACCAGCAGAACTGGGGCCACCTGTTCCAGTTCAAGGAAGACCAGAACGCCAAGATCCGGTTCGAGAACACTGCGTCGGGTTGGCGCTTCGCATGTGGCGTCGGAGCTGGACTCACCGGCAACCGTGGCGATCGCATCGTCATCGACGACCCACACTCGGCACAGGGATCGGATTCCGAAGCAGACCGCGAGTCCGCACTGCGTTGGTTCACCGAGACGATCCCGACGCGCCTCAACGATCCCGACAAGTCGGCGATCGTGATCATCATGCAACGCTTGCACGAGAGCGACGTGTCCGGCTTGATCATCTCGAAGAAGCTCGGCTACGATCACCTGTGCCTGCCGATGGAGTTTGAGCCGGACCATCCGACGCTGTCGCACACGAAGCTCGGATTCAAGGATCCACGCACGCACCTCGGTGAGCTGCTCTGGCCGGAACGGTTCTCGGCGAAGTTCCTGGAGCAGCAGAAGCTCGAGCTGAGCGCGAAGGGCGGAACCTACGCCATCGCTGGGCAGCTGCAACAACGACCGGCACCTCGCGGTGGAGGCATGTTCCAGCGCAAGGACTTCAACATCGTCGAGACGAAGCCTTCGCCGGCACGTCGCGTTCGCGGCTGGGACCTTGCAGCGACGAAGGATGGCCACGGTGCCTTCACCGCTTGCGTCAAGATGTCGATCGATGCGCGCGGGAAGCTCTGCATCGAGGACGTTCGCCGGATCCGCGGATCGCCTGGCGAAGTTGAACGTCTCTTGCAGCAGTGCGCGCACGAAGATGATCCGTCGACCGTGCAATCAATCCCGCAAGACCCAGGCCAGGCAGGGAAATCGCAGATCGCGTACTTCGCTGCGATGCTGCACGGGAAGAACTTCCACAGCTCGCCAGAGTCAGGATCAAAAGAAGATCGAGCCCGACCCTTGGCGGCTCAGTGTGAGTCGGGTAACATGAGCATCGTGCGCGCGGCCTGGAACGACGACTTCTTGAACGAAGCGTGCAGCTTTCCATATGGCGAGCACAAAGATCAAGTCGACGCTGCCAGCCGCGCGTACGCAACTCTCACGATGCGTCGCGCTGCTAGTGTCGGCATCTCACCGATGCTGATGGAGGGATGATGGCCAAGAAACGACAGAACGTCTCCTTCGTCGACTCGGTGCTCGCACCGTGGCGCAAGCCGGTCAACCCGAAGGACGTCATCGGTTCCGGTGGCACAGCAGTCTACGGTGGCTTCCTCGTCTCCAACGAGAAGAACTCGAAGCTCATCGGTCGCCAGAAGTACGCAACGTACAGCGACCTGCTCGCCGACGTCAGCATCGTCGCAGCAAGCGTCCGCGCGATCCTCAACATCATCGCGAAGGCAGAGTGGCGCGTCGAAGCTGCGCCTGGCGGTGAGAAGCTCGCAGAGATCACGGAGGACATGATCCATGACCTGGATACACCCTGGCATCGCGTCGTTCGCCGTGCGGCGATGTTCCGCTTCTACGGCTACAGCCTCCAAGAGTGGACGGCGAAGTCGCGCGACGACGGCAACGTCGGACTGCTCGACATCGAGCCGCGTCCGCAGATCACGATCGAACGCTGGGACCTCGACACGCGCGGCAAACCGCAAGGAGTCATCCAGCGTCGGCCGCAAGACCAGCGCGAAATCTACATCCCGCGATCCAAGCTGGTCTACATGCTCGACGATTCGCTCACGGACCATCCCGAAGGGCTCGGGCTATTCCGTCACTGCGTTGAGCCTGCTCGTCGGCTGAGCCGTCTCGAATCGCTCGAAGGCTACGGATTCGAAGTCGACATGCGCGGCATCCCGGTCGGTCGAGCACCGTTGCAGCAGATGAGCCAGATGGTGAAGGACGGAATCCTCGAGCAGACGGAGATGAACAAGGCAGTCGGCGTGATGTCCGACTTCATCACGAACCACATCAAGAATCCGCAGCTCGGCATGCTGCTCGACTCGTACACGTACCACTCGCTCGACGCAGCCAACACACCGAGCGCGATCAAGCAGTGGGACATGGAACTCATGCAAGGCGGATCGACCGGACAGGCCGAGATCGCCGCAGCGATCGAACGCCTCAACCGCGAGATCGCGCGCATCCTCAGCATGGAGCACCTCCTGCTGGGCAGCTCGAGCTCGGGATCCTTCGCGATGTCGAAGGACAAGTCCGACAACCTTGGCCAGATCATCGAAGGCACGATGCAGGAGCTGCGCAGCACGTTCGACAAGGACGTGATCGATCCGATCTGGGACCTCAACGGCTGGGACCCGAAGCTCAAGCCCACGTTCAAGACGGAGTCGGTGCAGAAGGACATCACGCAAGTGACGACCGCGCTGCTTCAGATGGCGCAAGCCGGAGCAGTGCTCGCACCGGACGATCCGGTCATCAACGAAGTGCGCGACCTGCTCGGTCTGTCGCAGCAGGAAACGATCTCGCTCGCTGGCGACGTGTCGCTCAGCCCGAAGAAGCAGGCCAGCAAGAATCCGCAGGCAGCGTCCGGTGGCAAAGGTCAGGGCAAGGCGCTCAACCCGAACGGTTCGTTGCAACCTGGACCCGGAGGCAAGGCGCAAGGACCCAGCAGTGGTCCGATCCCCGAAGCAGCCTCGCTCAACCCTCGCAACAAAGTCAAGGAGCAGCCAGGCAACAGCCGTGGCGGCAGCTCCCTCGGCCCGAAGAAGCCATAGGAAACGATCATGCTGAAGATGCAAGACGAAAGCGGTCACACGGTCACGATCCACGACGAGATGCGCTCGCAGTTCGAAGCTCGAGGCTTCAAGCTGCTCGGTGACGCGCCTCCGCCGGCAGAAGGAGCGCTCGTCGGCACGGCTGTGCGCGTCCACAACGACGAGGAAGCTCCGGTCGGACCGGACCACAAACCGCAGATGATCCAGGCCACGGACGGACATCAGATCGTCTGGGTCGACGCTGCGCACACGCCTCGCTTCGCATCGTTCATGAAGCGTGGCTTCCTTCCGATCCCGCCCCAAGCGGAAGGTCAGAGCCGCGCGGAGTACGAAGCGCAAGTCGAACAGATCAAGAAGGACGCCTTGGCGAAGTCGCAAGGCTGAGAGCACACTCGAGAAGGAGAAGACTGCAATGGGGAAGCAAGCCACGTTCGCCAATGACATCCTGAAGCTCATCCTTCAGGCTGTCGCCATCGCCAACCTCGCCGACAACGCAGCGAGCTCGCCGGACACGAACCTGTACGTGTCGCTCCACACGGCGGATCCGACGTCTGGCAACCAGAGCACGAGCGAAGCGACGTACACCAACTACGTTCGCGTCGCAGTCGTGCGCACCAGCTCCGGCTGGGCAGTGTCGTCGGCTGTCGGTTCGAACGTCGCTGCGATCACGTTCGCGCAGTGCGGAGTCACCGGCAACACGATCACGTTCTTCGGCATCGGCCGTCTGTCCAGTGGTGCCGGCAAGCTGCTCTACAGCGGCTCGACCAACTCGCTGATCGTGAACAACGGCATCACGCCGAGCTTCGCGATTGGTGCCGCTACACTCACGGAAAGCTGAGCCGAGAGTGGCGCTCATCGACCGTTTGATCGGCACGGTGGAGCCGAAGATTCCGGTCCACCAGTTCATGGCTGCGTTGGGCGAGTACAAGCGTGCTGCGCCCAACGTGACCTTGTCCGCCATCCAGACACAATTCGGCATCCTCGCTGGAGAGGTGACCGATCTCACAACGCTCGCTGGACTGCTGGCGACGGACGTGATCAACCAGGAGACAATCCACGACGTGCTGCTGCTCGGCGAGGTCGGCATCTACGATGCGAACACTTGCGTGTCGCGCATCCTGACTGCTGGCTCGCCGAACATCTTCTCGATCCTGTTGCGGCATCGCATCGATGCGCTCAACATCGGACTGAACGACTTCGTCACGTCGGGTTGTGCGGTGACGCAGCAAGGCTCGCCGAACATGACGTTGGCCGTGGCGAAGGGATCGGTCATGTCGGCTGGCGTGTTGCTTCCGGTCACGGCTGGCAACGTGACGATCGCGGCAGCCGACACTGCACTGCCGCGTCTCGACCTGGTCGTCGCCGACAATACCGGAGCGAAGCAAGTTCGCAAGGGAACGCCAGCTGCGGAGCCAACGGTCACTGGCTACCAGACGGACGACGTGCCACTGACGATCGTCTACGTTGCGCCGAACGTCACGTCGATCGTGACGGCCAACCTCACGGACGTGCGTGTCACGAAGACGGCTGGACCTTTGCTCGTCGGAAAGCTGTCCACCGCTGTCGTCAAGAACAACACGCTGGCGCAGCAGACATTCATCTCGTTGACGCTGCCGTCGGGACTGTTCTTGGCCGGCAAGGTGCTTCGCATTCGTTGCGGCGGGTCGATGCTCTTCAACTCCGGCACGCCGACCGCGACTTTGCTGATCTCCTACGGAGGCACGACGATGTTCTCTGACGTGTCGACTGCTGCCACGGCTGACACGGACAGGATGGCTTGGTGCCTCGACTTCAACCTGGTTGCGCAGAGCAACACGGTGCAGGCTCTCAACGGTCTGCTGGAAACGAGTCCGGTCGCTGCGAAGACTGCTCCGACCACCGGCATCGGCGACATGGCAGTGCCAGCTTCGGTCGCGGCATCGCCGGTCAGCTGTCCGTTGAACGGTTCGGCAGCGATCGACAGCGACGCTGCGGACAGGATCTTGCTGGTGGCTTGGACGATGAACACCGCGAACGCTGCTGACGAAATCCGAATGGAGTATGCGACTGCTGAGCTGATGTAATGGCATCGTTCATTGCTCGTGTCATCCAGACCAACTCCGACACTACTGGCGGAGTTGTTTCCTACACATCTCCTGGGATGGGGACGCCAGTTGCTGCGCTGATCTTCTGCGGACGCACGTACTCGAGCGGCAACACGAAGAACGGCTGGGCCAACAGCTGGGGCATCACGGATGGCACGACGCAGCTCTGCGCTCGGATCAACTCGCGCGACAACGTAGCGACTGGCGTTTCGAAGGCAGCTGGCACCAATGCCTCGATCCTTCGCATCGACACGCCGAGCACCAATGCCGTCGAGGCAGAAGCAGTCTTCAGCGCGTTCATCACGGACGGCATCCAGCTCAACTGGACGACCGCGTCTCCGTTGGGCTCGTCGTTCCCGGTCACGATCATCCTCTTCGGAGGAACTGGTTGCCAGGCATACGTGACCAGTGCTACGCCACCTGCAACCACCGGAGCAACGACGGTCACGCC